CCAGAGCCCTAGGGATCCATTGTTCCCCAAAGACAAGGGACCGATCATCGCGGCACTCCTCACCGCAGTCGGTGGCTTGCTTACTTGGATGATCACTGCCGGCGTAGAGCTGGACGGCAGGATCGACCGCCTAGAGCAGGCCACTCGCATTTTGCTCGGCCCTGACGGGCAGATCATTCCCGCACCTGAGTCAGTCGAAGCACGGTTTCACGCAGCGGCGTTAGAGCGTGAGATCACCGCCTTGCGTGAACGGATCGGGCACTTGGAAGGCCGTCTTCTTCAAGGCAAATGATTGAGCCAACATCTGAGGCGCGTCCAGGGATGACCTAGCCGGGCTAGTTCACATACACTAACTAAGTAGACCTTCCACTTCTTTATGCCTGAGGAAACAGCGGTAGCTGAGTCCGTGACCAGCACCGAGGCGCCCGTGGCCCTCGATCCCGCGTTACTCAACAAGCCAATCCGTCTCGAGGAGCAACAGCAGAACACCGGCGACGGTGATCTGCTGCGCACCAAGCTGAACTTGGCGAATCAACACGCCAAGCAAGCGAAGAAAGAGGCGGATGACGCGCGTCAGCAGCTGAACCAACTCCGCGAGGAGATGGGCCAGTTGAAAGAAGCCCAGCAAACAGCGGTGCGCCACTCGCTGGAGGAGCAAGGGCAATACAAGCAGCTTTGGGAGGATCTGAAGAAGACCAACCAGCAGCTGCAGACTGAGATCGTCGAGCTGAAAGCGCAGAACGAGTCTGTGACTCGGGAGCGCGAACAGGACCGTCTACGGGCGGCAGCATTGAGCCAAATCAATCAGGCCGGTGCGCTCAATTCTCAGCAGATGTTTGTCCTGTTGCAAACAGCGCTGCGGACAGATGACGAAGGCAATCCAGCGGTTCTAAACGGGGGCGTTGAACAGCCGCTTTCGGATTACTTGGCCAACTTGAAGCAAAGCGCTGAATGGCAGCACCACTTCAGTGCATCAGGCGCCCGAGGGATGGGGACCGCACCAGCCGCCAGCGTGGCGCCCGGTCGGGACAACCCCTATCGCAGCGGCAATCTGACGGAGGCTTTGAAGTTGGAGATCGAAAATCCTGAGCTTGCTAAGGCATTGAAAGCCGAAGCACAGCGCGGGTAACTCACGGTAAACCCCGTCTAAAGAGCAATGGCAGCTCCCTATCAGAATTATTCAACAGGCACCTTTTTAGGTGATCTTGTCACCCGCCCGGAGTTCCTTTCCTATATCCAGGAAGAGATCTACGAGCAGTGCAAGTTCATTCAGTCTGGTGTGCTTGTTCGCAACAGCGCCCTCGACGCAAAAGCCGGTGGCGTCAAGGTCCAAGTTCCGTTCTTCCGTCCGATCGACCCGACAGAAGAGAAGATTGAATCTAACGCCACCTGGGGAACTAGCGGCGCTGGCTATCTCACTCCGCAGAAAATCACGGCATCTAGCCAGTACATGCCGATCCTCCACAGAGGATTCAGCTATGCCGTAGATGACCTATCTAAGTTAGGTTCTGGGGCTGATCCTATGGCTGCCATCCGCAGCCAGCTGGGTCGCGCCATCAACAAGCTCCGCACCCGCACTCTGGTCGCGCAGCTCGAGGGTCTCTTCGGCACCGCTCTGGCCGCCAACGTGGTGGACAAAGTGGGCGCTGCAACCGGCGCAGCCACTGAGGCGCAGTTCATCTCAGCCGCAAGCTTTATCCAAGCCAAGGCCAAATTAGGTGAGCGCGCTGATGAGCTGACCACCCTAGTCATCCACCCCAACGTTTACTTCTATCTCCAACAGATAGGCGCCCTGACGTTCTCTACGTCTGCGCTATCTACCGGCGGTTCCGTAACCTGGGGCGGGGGCGGCGTGGGCCTGCGTTCGACCGATGTTCCGTACTTCATGGGGGCGAGAATCGTTGTCGATTCGATGGTTCCCTCTGACGCCAACGGCGCCAACCCCGACAAGTACACCTGCTATCTCCTCGGCGGCGGCAGCGTCGCCGAAGGCGAACAGCAGGGTCTGCGTTTGGCCGCCGAAAGGAACATCCTGAGCTTCCAAGACATCATCGCCGTGGATTATCACTACGGTCTGCATGTCATGGGCACCAGCTACGGCGGCGCCGACAACCCGGACAACACCACCCTGCAAACTGCAGGTTCCTGGACTCTGGCCTACAGCGCCGCCCACATGGTGGATGCTGTGAAGCTGGTTGTTTCCACTCCCTTCACCTAAGGTTCTTTCACAAGAACGCTGGGGCCCCCGCAAGGGGGCTTTTTTATTGGCCGCATAGACTGCGAGCAGTCTCCTGGCCGGCGGATGATGGGCTGCATCAGGCTCTACATCGAGCCCCGAGAGACGGTGCCTGAGCACATGCGCGATCAAGGGTTCGTGCCGATCATTGACTGCACCGCCGAGCAGGCGCACGATCTCAGGCGCCGCTTACACCGTCAGGGCTACGAAGTGATCGCCGTTCCGCTATGACCCTTCCTGTTGTCACCGTCGGCGATGCCGACACCTACTTCGCCACGACATCGCGCGATGCGCAGTGGCAGGCGGTCACCGACAAACAGATCTGGCTGAACGAGGCGCAGCAGTGGCTGGGGCAGCTCTGCTTCGACCAGACCGCAACCTGCTGCGGGCCGGACTTCCCCACCAGCTACACCCGCGCGGTGAGTGAGCTGGCGCTGGCGATCCAACAGAACCCGACGGCCTTGCTGACGGGCGCCGCCTCGAGCGGCGTCGGCCCAGTGAAACGTCAGAAGCTTGACGCGCTGGAAGTCGAATACTTCGACCCGCGCGGCAGTACCACCACCACGGGCGTGAGCCCGAGCGCTCCGCTGATCCTGCGCACCTACCCCTGGCTGAAGGATGTGCTCAGCTGCTATCTGCTGAGCACCGGCAGCAACAGCCTGATGTTGCGGGTGCGCTCATGAGCCGCATCGACGATGTTTTCGGTCCGATCCCCGGGCCACTGATTCAGGAGTGGGGGCAGGCCATCACGTTCATCCGCGTGGACGGGCCAGGCGGCTACGACCCCAACACCGGCGAGATCACCACAGCCGAGACCCGCATGGCGGTGAAGGCGGTGATCACGAAGGTACATCCGAAGGAATACAACGGCGTGGCGCAGGCCACCGACCTGAAGATCCTGATCGACCCGGCCCAGCTGGGTGGCCACTACATCACCACGTCAGATCAGTGGGAGTTCCCGGAAGCGGGCACCACCCGCACGGCGAAGGTGGTGGATGTGAGCACCTATCGCGGGGACGGGCCGGTGTTCTTCGTCTGTTTAGCGAGGCCGCAGTGATGGCAAAGCAACTGAGCGATCTGGCAAAGGATCTCCGGGCCGGTCTGGAGTTGGGGATGGAGAAGGCCACCCACGATCTGGTGATGGAGATGAAGGACATCGGCCCGTATTGGACCGGCGAGTTCGAGGCGGCGTGGGAGGTGGTGCCAGGCCAACAGCTCCGCCAGTCCACCAAGGCAGAGGGGCCCGTGGACTTCGATCGGCCAAACGCGCGACAGACGACGCCGGTGTCGGTGCCGCTGACCACGCTCGAGCAGGGCTACACGATCTACAACGAGATGGAATACGCCGATAAGGCGATGGACATTGAGCCCGGCCCCGATGGTGTGTACCGCGGGGAGCGCCCACGCGAGACATCAAAGACCGGCCGTGACTGGTTTGAGCGCTACATCCTGGGCGGCGAATCGAGCAAGACGTTGGGAGCTGGTATGAAACAGGGCATGGGCCTGGCAGGTTTCCGATGAGCTATCAGAAAGTCCGCGCTTACTTCGAGCTGCCGGTGATTGCGGCGATGCAGGGCATGACCCCGCCAGTGCCGGTGTATGTGGACAACCAGCCGATCACCGACACTGACGCAGCGAAGGAGCACGCTCGCATCCGCTTGGATTTCGGCCAGACGGTGGAGGCGGCGCTGCTGGAAAATTTCGAGCGGCTACGCGGCAGCTTGGTGGTCGAGTGTTACGCCGCCAAGAACAAAGGGCCAGCGCGGGCGCAGCTGATGATCACCGAAGCGATCAAGGCGCTGAACGGGCTCCACACCTGCGCAGGCAAAGCGCCGGCTGAGGTGAATGGTCGGGTGCGGGAAATGTCGGGGCCGAGTTTCTATGCAATGGACGGCACACCGTTTTTCGTGGCGCGGGTGGGCTGCGGCTTCGACGCTTCTTACACTTGAGCTAAGCCTGGGCCCCCACAGGTAAGACGCCCCCACCTGAAGTTTCGCCACCCTTAACAAGGGGCTGGACCCATACCGATCGCTTGTTCTCAACATGTGCTGACCGGCGTTGACGGCAGCATTCAATTCACGCCTGCTGGCACCGAGTTCTGCCTGAGCGACCACACCGACTTCCCCGCCGGCACCGCGATCACCGTTCCCACGGGTCACGAGTATCGCGTAGGCGATCAGGTGACGTTCAAGGTCGAAGGCACCGCCAAACTGGACACCGCGATCACCGCAGGGACTGCGTACACCATCAAGGCGGTGACTGCGACCAGCATCACGCTCGATGGCGTCACCCTTGCTGGTGACGGTGGCACGGGCACGGCGGACACCACCGGCGCTGCGAACCACATCAACATCGACTTCGCCGATTTCCTCTCTGTTTGTCAGGTCAAGGGCTTCAGCCTCTCACTGACACGCGAGAGCATTGATACAACCGTACTACCGTGTGGTCAAACGAAGGGTAACGCCAAGATGGCGCCCTTCCGCACCAGCCAATCGGGCTACGCCTCTGGCGAGGGTTCGATGCAGGTGCAGTTCACCGACGATCAGACCAGCCTGGCTAACCGCCTGCTGGCCAACTCGATGCTCGCCAACCAAGGCGGCGCCGAGGTTCGTCTGTTCGTGTCGACTAAGTACGACGCAACCGGCGCGGTGGACACAGCAAGCAGCCTGTACGTCGAGGGTCCGATCTCGATCCAGGGCTTCAGCCTGAGCGTCTCCCCTGAGGAGGCAATCGTGGCTGACCTGCAGTTCAGCTTCTCCGGCCAGCCCACCAAGATTCTGGGCTTCTGATCCAACTGGGTTGGAATACACGCCCCGCCTCTAGCGGGGCTTTTTCATGGATCTAGGTAGTATGGAGCTAGTTACATCACATGTATGCCGTTGGCAATGCGTGCCATTGACCGTCTGAAGAGCGCTGCGAATCTGGTTCCCACCAAGCGCACGGTTCTTCTGAACAACGGCGATGAGTTTGACTTTTTCTGCAAGCCGCTGACGATGGCGGAGCGGGAGAAGGCTCAGCGCGAAACCAAGAGCGATGACGCCGGCCAGTTTGCGTTGCAGCTGCTGGTGAACAAAGCGATGGATGAGAACGGCCAACGCCTGTTCACACCTGGCGACATCGCCGATCTCAAGAACGCAGTGCGGGATGAAGACCTGCAATCTCTGATGCTGTCGATCCTCAAGACCGACGAGGAAGCGGAGGAGCAGCCTGTCGATCTAAAAAGCACTCGCAAAGGATCTTCGGAGGGATAACTGGCTGATGCTCAGCCTGGGGGTGGCGAAGGAGCTTGGTTACACGCTCTCGAAGCTCTGGGAAGAGACCACCCCGGAGGAGCTGATGCTCTGGTCGGCGTACTTCCAGGTGCTCAACGAGGATCAGGAGGAGTCGATGAGGAAGGCCAGAAGTCGTCGGTAGGCTGGATCTAACTGAGTCGGCGGAGCCTTGGCGACCTACAACGCAAATATCAGCGTCAAGGTTGCCGGGCTTTCGCAGCTCACCACGCTTGAGCAGCGGCTTGAGAAGCTGAACCGTCAGCGGGAGCAGCTGAGCAAGAGCGTCCAACGGATTGCGGATCCGTTCAGGGCGCAGATGGTGTCGCTGACGAAATACAACCGACTGGTTCAGGAGAACACGCGGTTACTGAACGCGCAGGTGAAGGCAGCGCAGGCAGTTGCGCGTGCGATGAATGGCACCCCGCTCGGCGGGAAGCGTTCAGGTGGCGGCGGATCAGTGAATGTGCGAGCGGAGCGCGCACGCACAACAGAACTGCAAAAGCAGGAGCGCGCGCTGAAGGACCAGCAGCGTGCGATTGAAGCGGCAGCGGCGAAAGAACTGAAGACGAAGAGCTGGGTCTGGCAGCAGCAAGCCAAGGCGATGGCGGCGCAGGAGCGCGCCGAGGCGAAGGCACTGGATCAGAAGGTGCGCAATGCGGCGACTATCGCGCGCGCGGCCGAGCAAGCGGCAGCGCAGGAACTGCGCGCTCGCCAGAAGGTATGGGCAGCGGAAGAACGCGCTGCGGCAAAGCGAAAGGCAGAAGCGCAAGCGATTGCAGCGGAGCGACGCAAGGCGGCATTAGGCGCAGTAGGTCAAGCCGTCACCGGCGGCGGTGGTGTGCGCGGCGGTGCAATCCGCGGTGGTTTGGTGGCGGGTGCGGCCGGTCTTGCAACAGCTGCGGGCAGTGCAATTTCGGGTGTTGCCGCCAGTCAGTTGGCGCAGCAGCAGGCGGTGATGAGTGCCGCCAGCCATGCCGGACCTTTGAAGGGAATGGTGGAGGGGCTGGCCTCGGCCATTCCACAGGTGAATCCGCAGCTGGCGGACATGGCGCAGCACATTGCGCAGGTCACCGGCAATGTGGGTCTGGCCGCTGCGGCGTTCGCGGCATTTGCCCCGATGCTGCCAAGCCTGAGCAAGGCGGCATACACCGCGGGGGCGGGTCTGAGGAAGTTCGTGTCCGACGTGGGCACGATGGAGATGCCGTTGCAGGCCACCAACCTGCAACTGGAGCTGCTGCAGAAGAACCTGGCCGAGAGCCAGAAGTCGAGAGCCGGTAGCGGTTTCGCCAACTTCAGCGCCGGGCTGGAGGAGATGATCGGCACGGCGAAAGCGCAACGCCGCAACCTCGACCGGCGGATGCGTGGCTATGCGTCACCGGGCGTGACACCGACGCTGGCGCTGCCGAGCAGCGAGATGTTGGCCGCCAGCCAGCGCGGCATCAAACAGCTGGTGATGAGCGAGGAAGAGCTCGCTGCAGCGGCGGCGAAGACTGCGCGCGGACAGGAGCTAATCGCCCAGGGGATTGAGCGGCGAGCAGAGAAGCTGCGCCAGCTCGAGGTGTATCAGCGCAAGACCAGCAGCTGGGAGAACCAATACGGCGGGAAGACAGCCGGCCCTGGCAACGACGCGGGGGATGCGGAGTTCCAGCGTCGCCGCCGTGTGATCGAGCTGGCGCGGAACCTGGAGAACAGCTGGACAAAGGAACTCAACAGCATCAAGACCCGCCGTGCGGCAGCGGAATATCGAATCGAGCAACGGGCTCAGGCAGCGCAGGCCCGCCTGCAGAAACAGAAGCAGGAGCAACGCCGCCAGACGCTGTACGGCGTCCGCAGCGGTGCGGGGGCTGGTTTGGCGCTGGCCAACATCCCTGGCCAGGCAATCTTCCAGGCCGCCTCGATTGGTGGCGCGGTTGGCGGTGCGCCGGGAGCAATCGCTGGTGCGGTCACCGGCTCGGCGGTGGCGCTAGGCCAGCTGGGGGTGAAGTCAGCGGAGGTGGCCGCGCAGTCCGAGATGCTGCAGAACCGGCTGAAGTTGCTGAGCAACGGGTTGGATGACTACGCCAAGGTGGCGCAGACGGCGACCACGATTGGCGACAAGTTCGGCCTGAGTCAGAACGAGGCGGCCGAGGCGTTCGCTAATACCTACGCGAGGTTGCGGCCGATGGGCGCATCCCTCGAGGAAGTGAAGACAGTCTTCGAGGGCTTCAACACGGCGATGCGTCTGGCCGGTGCGAGCACGGCAG